TGTATTTCTCAACAGATAGCTCTGGATATGATATTAAGATCCTGTCAATGAATCCATTCTCTTTATTTACTCCTGTTGCAAATTGCTCAAAGATATCTGGTTGAATACCTCCAATTACAGGAATGAATGGCTTGTCAACAAATGCACTCTTGGCTGTCTTTCTGTTCAGAGATATGCTCTGACCATTCCAAGATGATAGCCAGAATTCAAGATCAGATCCAGCCCTATATTTGTTCATATCCTTAAACCATCCAGCAAGCTCATCCTTGAATACTCCAATACAATTTGGATTGGTTTCATGCAAGTCAATCAATGCCTCCAGAGTAATATCACCAACAATGAATTGCTCAGATCTTGGCTTTTTTATCTCCTCTGCAAGTTTCTTGGCATCCTTGTCAAGCCTTTCATATTCCACAAACTTTGCATATTCTTTCTGGAATTCTTTTTGCTTTCTGATATTCAATTTTTGCAATGGAAAGATGACCTGATTCAAGCTCGGTGTCTTTCCAATCCCTGGCTTACCAACAACTGCCAGCCATAATGTTGCTGTTTCTCTCCATCCTGGTTTGATTTCAACAATAAATGAGTTGCCAATGCACACTGACATGGCCCAAAGGAAAGCACAGCTCATGTAATCAATGGAGAGCCCTAATGTCTGAGCACTCTGGAGGATATATTGTTGGATCTCCTGACTAAATATATCAATAGGAAATTGAATTCTCTCAATATTAGACTTGTGTTCAATTGGTTGTATCTTAATTTTTTTCTCTTTCCTGGCCCCATATCCTTGAGAATATATTTCCCTGGCTGCTCCTGTGAAATCACCGTTATGATATTTGCATGTGTATGCCTTGAATGGTGTGATCAATTGCTCATGAGGATATATTGTGCCTGTTGAGAATAGATACATGCATCCACTATTTCTGTACACATAGCCAGAATGAGGAGATGTTCCTCCATTTCTCTTGATGATATCCTTGTCATGAGTCTTTGATACAATTTTAAACTCATCAGAAATGATATCCCAGATTGATACCCTATCATTGTAATCTTGCCAAGGTGTTAATATGCTCTCATATTTCTCAGATACGTTTGTGACAATCTCCTCATCACCAGTCCAGTTGTACATTTTACATATTGTCCAGAGTATTTCTCTGTCTTTGTCTGAAATATGCTTGACATCCAAGTATGTGAGCTCGCTGATGTTGTTTGTGTAAACAATACAATAACCTCCCTTTCCTCTTGATTCAATTACAGCCTCTGAATGATCTTTGAGTCTTGCAATTTTTGTATTGCCTTGAACTTTCTTTGTCTTGTAAAGGATATGATATCCCTGATTGATTGTCTTGTAAATTGTGAATTTTAGATCAAAGTCATCAATGTTGTCCTTGAGCAACTGGAGGAATTCATTCCAGAAATCATTCTGCTCTTTGAGAGTTGCAAATACTTTGAGATCCACATCAATAACCTCAATCTCATTGTATCCAGTAACATACCCAACATAGTTTGCTTTGTCAGAATAGTATCTCTGCTCAAACTCATCTTTGGTAAATGCTTTCTGTTGACATTCTTTCCAGGATCCGATTGGCCTCTTTTGATCATCTGAGACAATCAGAGAATATCCAATGTCAATTAGTTTCTTGGCATGTGATAAAGGTATTAACATGGTGTATAAAATAAGATTGCCCCACCATATCCAGGAGCCACCACAGCTGATCCTTCAATGACAGGGCAAAAAATATCTTGATTAATTTGTGGTGGCATGTTGCAAATATAATAATTTTTTGATTCTCGGTACATTTTTAATTTTTTTATTGTTTACTGTGAAATTCACACTAAATTTCACACCTAATTTCACACCTAATTTCACACCACTTTTTCAGCATTGACAAGGCTTTCAGAGGCTTAGTGTGAAAATTTCACACCTTGAGAAAAAAATAGTTTTTTTTAAGTCTTTTAATTTTCTCATTCATCAGGTGTGAAATTCATTTCACAGTTCACACTTTACTTAAAGTATTGATTTCAATAAACTTCGCAACTATCTCATTAAGAGTCTTTAAATCCTCAAATGATTCAGCTGTTTCCTTGTCCAATTCCAGTGTGAAAGTGATTTCATAGTTCACACCTTTCTTTTTAATGCTCACAGGAATGTATTGCATTTCACATTCAAACATCAATACCTCATCCATCAATTGTCTGATTGTGTCCAGATATCTTTGATCCTTGAGCTTGTACCATTTCCTGTGTTGCTTGATGCCATATATCACTGTTGCATGATTCTTTCCAAAGGCCCTTGAAATAGATGAGCATCCCATCCCTGTTCTGCTCAGCAAGTAATAAAGATAATAGCGTTTATAACATTCTGATTCTTGCCTGTTGTTATTGGCCAGATCATACTTGTCAATCAAGTTGAGGAGAAATTTTCTTTTCATTGTAGTTCTTTTGGGCCTTTAATATCTTTGAATAATGCTGAATCTGTTGAGATCATTCCTGTTGCTTTCATCAAATCAACCTCAACCTTTGCTGAGTTGATGATTACAGCTCCAAGCTGAGCAACTGCATCGGCTTTCTGGAGCTCTTTTTGTAGATCCTCATTTGTTAGTTCATCATTGTCAATTCTTTCCAATGCTGCAAAGAGATGATCTCTTAAATCTGAAATTTTATTTCTTGCCATTTTGTTTAATTTTTTTAGTGAGTTTTGCTTTTAATCTAATTACTTCTTTTACATCATCAGGAAATCTGTGGATGCTGTTTCTCTTGGCATTCTCAGCCATTGACAACAACTCCAGATTGCTTATATCACAGTTCAATGTGTTGCCATCCTTGAATGAAATTATGTGTTTTTCTGGTATTGGCCCATGATGATCCATCCATATCTTGTTGTGATACAATATCCAGTGAGAATCTTTGACCTTGAAATACAGATATGATCTGCCAGTTTTATCATTTCTCTCAACAATGGATCCATCAGCTTTCCAGTTATAGGGCCTGTGTCCTTTCTTGAACATCGAATGTTTTACCTTGTCATAGATATGATCAGGCATTTTAACACCTTTGTTTACTGGTGTGTGTCCAGGCTGGAATCTTGTTTTCTTTCCTCCTTCAATGAGATTGTGCCTCCCTGATTTGTCAGATTGTTTGAACTCCTCTGACTTTTTTAAGCCCATTGAATGAGCTCTGTTGGCAACTTGAGAATAAGTCAATCCAAGTTCATTAGCAATATCTTGAGTCCTTTCGTTTGGAAATCTTTCTCTTATGATATCATTGATATTCATATCTCCTCAACTTTGTATCCATGATCAATGTACCATTCCAATGTGTCAGGCTCATCATCAGGATGATTGAAATCTTGTAAACAACCTTTGTTGTCAAGATAGCAATGCCACCAGAATCCACCCTCTGGCTCAACAGAATCCTCAAGCCATACTCTGTATTGTTTAAAATTTTCCATATCTCTCAACTTTAATAATTAATGGAGGCCACATATCCATCCTTTTGACAGCATCCTCTGGGCTGTTGGCTTGGATGATCCTGGTCATCTTGATCCATTTGCCATCCTTTATTTTGTACGTTACTTTGAAATTCTGCATCTCTCTTTGCTCTTAAATAGTTATTAAATAAATCCATATTGAATCTGCCAGACTTTTGCCACCAGTATTCATAATCAGCTGTGCTCATAATGTTGCTGCTAAAATGGTTAACAATATCAGCACTGGTATCACAACCAGGCAGATCACAAACTCTCTCTGATCTTTGTCTCTTGGAATGAACTGTCTCATAATGCAATCAATTTAGTTCTGTATGCTTTCAATCTTGCAAGGCCCCTGGCACAAGTATCCATTCTGTTGGTGTACTTGTTCACCAGGTTGTCAAGGCCTCCTCTCTTGCACTCCATTGCCATCTTGCTCATATCAGCAAGCCTGATCATCATACCCTCAATCAAGGAGTCAATGTCATCAATTCTCTGATTGACCTCATCATCAAAATACTTATAACCTTTGCCATCACAATCATAGCATTCACCATACTCACCAACCCATGGCTCTGGGCTGTTTGAATAGTCAATAATTCTGCGACCATCACAAGTTGAGCATTGAAATAATAAATCTTCCATATTTGTTGTTTTTAAATTAATACTCAAAAGTATGTTTTTTGTTTCATATATGAAAATAATATTTAACAAATTGTTGAGAATTAGTATAAATTTAGAATCATTCTAAATAAAAAAGCCCCAGATTTCTCCAGGGCTCTAAACATATATGGAATAAACTGCTATGTTATAGCCTCTTTCTAAATATCCACTTGACTATCTTGCCAAGTAGATTGGTCTGATCATTGACATCAACCTTGACATCCTCCTTTGTGACCTCAACATCAACCTTCTCAGAATCTATTTTAAGGCTGTTGTTGCCCTTTTCTCTGTGGATATCAACATCAACCTTTGGTGTGTCAATTTTAATGTCTGTCTTGCCATCTTTGCGAGTTATTTTAACATCAACTTTCTTGGTATCAACATTGATATTCAAATTCTTTTTTGGCCTACCTGGTTTTTTCATATCTTATGCTTTAATTTCAAAATGCATCCAGTCAAAATTTCTCTCAACTCCAAGGCTGATGAATCCATGCTTGTAAAAAATGTCAATCATTGGTTGATATTCTGGCCTTGCAAAGCGAGCTGTTGCTCTTGTTTCTTTCAATGTATTGCGAGCTGGATCAAGATCAATGGCAATTCCCCAGGAATGTTTGCTCCATGCAGATCCTCCTCTCATCTTTCTGAAATTGAAACACCCTCCAAAGAGATCAATCCCAAGCTCCTTGATGCGAGCCAAGCCATATGTGTCAAGCAATTCCTTGAATACAGCTTCAAACTTGGCAGCAACCAGCTTGTGACATCTCATCCTGGTGACTGTCTCATCAGTATCCCATGCCAATCTCATTGGATATGGCAATGTCAAGGCCACTAAATAACCAGCTCCAGTTTCATTTGGTGTGCCATATTTCTTGATGGCTTGTGCTGTTGTTAGCATTATTTACGTTTTTTTGCTAATTTACTCTTTTTTATTGAATCAACAAGGACCTCATTCTCATGCTTGAGATCCTCAAGATACTTCTCTGATTGAATTGTGATCTGGTCCTTTGGTTTTTTCTTATATTTTTCATCTGGAATCATAGTGAATATCAATCCACCAGCACCAAGAATTGTGGCAAAAATTAAAATTTTACTTTCCATCTTTTTTAAGTTTATCATTGAGTTGTTGTTGAAAGAGAATTTCTTGCATCAGTCTTTTATCAGCTTTCCTCTCATCATCACAGTCATTGATTCTCAATTCTTGATTGTGAAGCTCATCATCCTTTGCCTTGATCAGTAATCTTGTACTCCATGCAAGAGCCATCAATATAAGCAACATAATAACTGCCAAAGGAGTCTTAATAAATTGCTTTGTATCTGTTGTTATTTTATCCCAATTGAAAGCCATCAATAAGTCTTATTAAGTGTAAATATATCAGAATAAATTGAATTGTTAGCATTGGTTGAACTGAATTGTGCCGTGACATTCAATGTGTTGGTCGTTGTCGTGTCAAAAGTTGTTGAATTGATTGTGTTCCAAGCAAAGCCTTGTTGTGTTCCAGATGCTTTTTTCAATATATGAAATTGAGCCAATGATACAATTGATGCAAAATTAGCTTCTCCAATGGACCTGATGGTAAATGTAACTGACAAAGTCCATACTTGGTCATTAATCTGTGGTAATGTTAAAAATCCAGAATCACCTAAATTAACAGATCCAGACTTTAATCTTATCCTGATGCTGTCATTGTTGTGAGCACTCATCAAGCCACCCATATCAACTCTGAATGAATCACCAACTGCAAAGCCATTTGCTGGCACAGTTAACGTACCAACTCCTCCATCGATCAATGTCAGTTCACTTGTTGTGCCTGTTATTGTTGTGCTGTTGGCTGTCTGAGCAAAGAGACCATAGTTTGTTGTTGAAAGAGCTCCAGGGATTGTAACAACAGTCTTGGTACCATTGTCTGATGCTGTGACTCCAGCTCCTTGAAAGTCAATAGTATCTCTCTGAGTCAAAGATGTGCCCTCATTTTGCACTGTCTCATATGCTTGGGCTGTCACATTTATTGTTGTTGTTGCCATTAGATGTTGATGTTTATTGTATTATTGGTTGTTGTTTCCTGTGTGAATGTATCCTCAAGGACACCATTGACATAAACCTGGTATGTTGTTGTCAGATCACCACAATTCTCAGCTGGAGCCCCTCCATTCTCAAAGTCATATTGATCATATGGTATTGCACACCAGTTGCCATCATCAAAGATGCTTGCATTCACAACCATAGTCCATCCAGCTGTCACATCAGGACCTCTGTTGATGAATGGCTGTGTCTGGATATCTCCATTGACATCCATGAAATCAGTCCATCTGTCTTGCTGGAATGTCAATCTCAAGTCATTGCAGATGCTCAAGCAATCTGAATGTATCTCATTTATCTGCCTGTACTCCTGGAGATCATACTTGTCACAAATTGTGATGATGAGGCTCACATTGACTGATCTTGATGACATGGAGCCAGGTTGCAAGGTCACAACCATCAATGGATATTCCACAGCATCTCTGCTCACAGCATCAAGGAAATCTCCTTGAAAGAATTCATTTATTTGCCTGTGCTCTGTTGCTATTATTTCCAGCTCTCTCATGAGCTGGTTTAATGTTTTTTCCATTCTCCAGATATTTCTTTAATTTCTCAATGTTTTTCTTGCTGATTCTGATATCTTTCATATCTGCCAGTTGATTGGTTTGTATCCAGATCTGTCTTTCTTGACATTCTCATTGCAAGTAAGGTCCTCACATCCTTCAATATACTCAGGATATTTCACACCTTGATCATCCATCAGATATCCAATCAATCTCTCTTTGTAGAAATATGCATCCTTTCTCAGCTGATCTCTGAATGCTGCCTGTTCACTGTCTGAATTTGGCTGGAGATTCTCATCTTGCACTCGGCCAACAGCTTTATTGGTCAACTTCTCATTGAGCAACAAGGCACATCTGTAATCAACAAAGGCCACAAGGCATGGCACAACATAGTCATTCATCAGATCCAAGTAATCTTGTGTCCAGGATGATGTCTCAACCCTGGTCAACAGAGCCTTATACAATGGTGTTCCTAATGCTGGTTGCACATGCATGTCTTGGCTCCTCTTGATGGCAACAGCCAGGAGCTTTGTATCTGTATTGTTGTGAATCAATCCAAGTTTCTTGAGATTCTCAACTGATAATAAATAATTCATTGTGCTCATCTTTGTCTTATTACTAATTGTTGCACCCACTCATGACGACACCATGGAGTATTGGCTCCAGTATCTGGATTGTGATACCATCCTCCTCTGTATCTCCAGACATCTCTGTCCACTCTCATGGAGATGGTGTTGATTTCCTCTCTTGTGTACTTTCTATTCAAGCCAATCAAGCGTTGACAGAAAGCTCTTGATTGAGTCATCACTGGAGGAATACCAGGGATCTCTCTATATGTGTACACAACCTCAAATCTTTCAGCTGGTACCTCAACCTCCTCAATCAATGTTGATCCTGTCTCAGTGATTTCCATCTTGCTCACAAGTTCCCAGTCAGTGAGCCTCTTGAGACTCTTGGCAACCTCATCAACAGTTGTATTCAATGCCTGTGATATTGCCACTCCATCCTCACCTTTCTGAATCAAGGAAAGAACATTCTTGTCAATATCCTTTAGGCCAACTTTTATCTCTCCAATGGTTGCAAAAATCTGCTCTTGCTTGCTGAATACCTCCTCTGATGGTGTATCCCACACAATAGGATAGGATGCAAGCACTTTGAACTCATGGGATGGTGTACCATATTGAGCAAAGTATCCAATCTCATCATCTGAGAATGACTCTTGATGCTTGCATGATGCCATCTGTTGAGCTCCTGATGGTTGCAATCCCACAATTCTCCTTGCTTGTGCCTCATCAATTGTTGGAAATGATGCCAGGACAATGCTCAATGCACTCTCTGATGTTAACAATCCTTCTTTTATCTTGGCAACTACATCAATCAATGATGCAATCTGTGCTCCATTTAGAGCTGATTTCGCAACATCCACTTGTGTCTCATTTGATGGTATATCTCCAGCTGTTGATGGTGCCTCAGCAACAGGTTGATCTGCTCCAATTGGAGCAACATCCTTGAGCTTGAGCTTACCAACAAAGCCAGAAAGCTCAGCCATGTAGTTGATCATCCACTCAAGTCTCTTTTGCCTTGACTCAACATATGTCTTTTTAAATATCTCATAAAGATCTCCAGTCTCAGCTGCATTGAATGAGCCCTCTGGAGCAACTCCAAACAATGATGGAGCAACAACTGAATGAGCAACTAAGATATTCTGTTGCACACTGTTCTCAGTTGTTTCATATCTCTTGTCAAGATCATTGCCATTCAAGCTCTGTACAATGGGAGCCTTGTCCTTTGTATCACTAAATGTGATGACAATCTCTCCAGCATCCTCAACAGATTGACTGCGACCTTTCACTTGTGCCTTGATATTCTCAGCCTCCTCCTGTGTCTCTGGATAGCCATCAGTGAATGAGATCATTGTACCTCCTTTGAATGAGTTTGCAATCTCATGCATGTGAAATCTTGAGATATCAACATCAGTTTGGATGGCTGTGATGCCACCATAATATGGAGGCTTGGGATATATCCCTTTCTCTTTCTTTGTTTTCTTGACAGGATCTTTGTAGTATATTATGAACTTGCCTGTCTTGTTGGTCATATCAAGGGCTGGAATGGCTCTCAGATTCGTTTTCTCAGCACTTTGTTGCATTGCTGTCCAATCATCACTGATATAGTACATTCTCTCACTCTCATCAACTCTTATTGAGTCAAGGTCCACATGTTCCCACACAGCAACTCGAGATCCATCTCTGTTCCATGTACCTATTGAACAGAATCCTCCAAACATTTCATAATCATGAGCCAGCATTTCTGCAATCTCATTCATATCAAACTCTGCATATTTATTCTCAATGAATGGTTGCATATTACCAGAGACAACCTCAAGGCCTCCTCCAGCAATGTAGTATGTTTTGTTCTTGATAATACCTTGATGCCAGGCAGATCCATTGTATAGATCAATCAAAAAATAAGGATAGTCATTCTTTTTACCCCATTTAATGAATCCAAGCATCCTATCTTTCTCCTCATCAGGCTTGATATAGTCCTTTTTGAATGTGAGGCTTGTCATTTTAACTGAATCACTCATATATGTTGAATGTTATGTTTGTCGAAAATTCTGTACCTGGAGAATCAAGTTCATATACATGAGCTCGGCCCTCCTCAACAAGTCCATCAGACAACTCTGGATCCAGATTGCTGGATGATGTTTGCTGATAAACTCTGTAAATATAGTATCCATCATATGGAAAGGTCACATCTACACCATCCTCAATGGTGAATTCATCATATCTCTCAGTGTTTGTTGAGATATTTGTGAGGATGCAATATACCTTCTCAAATGATTGTTGATGTTCAAACTCAAACAGATAGTAAACTGGAGTCACTGTTGTCAGCTCCGTTACTGTCACTATCATTGTTGATGTTGAATTCCTTTGAATCCTTAGCATCTTTTATCAATTTAGGTTTTCTCTTTTCAAAGATATCAATAATTCCAGATGCAAGGTATAAATCCTCCTTGCCTCTCTCAATGATCATCCATTTTTTGAACACTGGGCTCCATGCCTTTGTGCCAATTAACTTTGCTTTTATTTCCATACAACTAAGTTATTAAAAAAAAGGGAGAGATTACTCCCTCCCTTTCAACCTTTTTATTAACCCACTTATTAAATAGATGGAGATTGTTGTGTCAATAATGTTGCAACAACAGATGCATTAACATCTGGCACCTCATCATTTTCCATTCCTGTCAATACAAGATCATGTCCATTACGGTCAGATTTCAATACACCTGATCCATATGCTGATCCATCAGCAATCTGCAATCCTTCTCCAAAGCCAAGAGCAACATATTCTCCTGATGCTTTCTCAACAATACAAACAACCTCATTTTGTGCTAACAAATGAATCTCTGATCTCAATTCCTTGGTGTCTGATGCCAAGATCATTGTCAGAGTTTGGTTGTACCACAATGTGCCGTTGTCTTTGTTTACTTGGATTGGTGCTGTGTAGCTTGACAAGTTGCTTTTTAATTTGTATTGAAACACCTCACCAGTCACTGTCAATGATGTAACTTCATTGGCTGTGATGGTTGATGCACTTACATTGCCAAGAGGAAAGAGAATGACACTCTTGATCCCTCCTTTTCCATTGGTACATGTTCTGTCATTGTACCCTGTTGTCATATTACAGCTCACTGTTCTAAGTTTAAATTGTTATACAATAGGGAGGAGTTTCCCCCTCCCTTAATTATTTTTAGTTAGGTGATCCTGTTCCATTCCAAACTCCGATCTGATTCAAGAATGGTACTTGCACACCAGCTCTGAATTTAGATCGTAAATAAAGAACATCATCATCTTGAGAATACCACAACTCAAAGTTGTCAAAGTCAGATCTCAAGTCAGTACCGAATACAAACTCAGATGCACGACCTGTGTAAATATTGTCAAGACCATTCAATCCATTAACTTTAACCACTCGCATGTTAGTTCCTGGTACAATTACCTCATCCATAGTTGCAATTGCAGCTGGAGAGTAATGGAAGAAATTCTGGTCAACTAAATCCTTAATCAAGAAATTAAAGTTCTCACGACCTGTGAAACATACGAAATCAGCTGATTCAGCAATGTTTGCTGGTGTGTTCTCAAATGACTCATAAAAAACATCATAAGCATTTGATGCTGAGATTGATGCTGTTGATGATGTATTCAAGTTCACACAACCATTTCCAGTTGTTAAGAATTGACGGAATCCGTTCATCCATTGTAGGTTGCCAGTTCCTGTTGATTTGTTACCTTTCCAAATTAATGAATCCAATTCTCTTGAATGTAATTTCAAAAGATAGTCAATAATTTGTTGCTCAAATGGTAAGTTTTTGTCCTCTGCCATTGCACCTGGTCTCAAACCTAATTGTGTCCAGAATCCAGCAAGATCCTTGTTACAAAAAGATTTCATGAATCCAAGAGTCTCAACAGCAATTGCACGATCAGTGAATACTGTATCTCCAGATGGAGTCATTGAACAATCACCAGCTTGGTATACGATTGAGTCATCAAGTAACTTGATTTCCTCAGAGCCTTTGATACCTTCCTGGATTGTGATGTATTGTAATGTTTTTGCCTCTGTTACGGCACGAACAGTCAACTGCTCTCTTTGCTCGTCAACATACGCTGCTAAGCCTGACACATCATAGTCAAACTTGTCTTTAATCATTTTTTTAAGTGACATTGTTTTACTTATTTATTTTTTAATAGAAATGCTTGTCTGGTTGTCAAGTTACCAACTTTTGAGAATTTCTCATTCTCTCTTGTTTCAACTGATGGTTGTGCTTTGAAAGTCTCGAATTCACTTTTCAAAGAGCTCAACTCATTCACAAGTTGTGCGTTGCTTTCTGCAATGACCTTTGTCATTTCTGCCAAGCCTTCGACAGCTTGAGAGAATGATTGTAATCTTGCGTTAATGATGTTCTCAACATCATCAGCACTCATTGATTGAGCAACTGGCTCAGCCTCTGGAGTATCAACTTGCTCAGCCTCTGGAGTATCAACTTGCTCATTACCTGGATCAGCTGCAGATTGAGCTTGCTCTCTTGTGTCAATGATCTCTGTGATAATGCCCTCTGCATCAACCACAATTGAAACACCCTCCATATCACCAGATAAGGCATGTGTGCCCTCTGGAGCTGGAATCATTTCACCATCAGCAACAACAAAAACAGGCATCCCAACCTCAAGAGCTTCATACTCAATGACAGTCACACCATCAACTAAAGTTGCTTGCTCAAAATTTGAGGCCTCTTTTTTGTGGAATGCTCCCTTTATTTCGGATAGCAAGTCCATAACCTTCTTGAAATTTTGATTCATTTTATTGTTTATTTATTATGTGTTATTGTTCTAAAATTCCAGCTTGCTTCAATTTAGACTCTGCCCATCTCTTGCCAGCAAGCCCACCCCATAACAGATAGGAGATGGTCCCACAAGCATTGGAATCCTCTGGATCATAGTATTCCTCTGCTCTTGAGAGATATGAATACATGCGTCTTATTGTTGACAGGCTGAGATTCTTTCTCTGTGCTAATTGGCGAGCTCTGATCTTGCCTGTCTGAGTTGCACACTTGTTGCCATTCTTTTCATTCAGCTCAATTCCTCTCCTTGCATTGTTCACAACAGCATCTGGATAGTCATTGAAAAAAATGATATATTCACTCACCTTCTTGAGCTCTGTGTACAATTGGCCCATGAACTCCTCCTCCATGGTTGTTCCTGTCTCAATCAAGTTGAATACACCCTCAATTGAGAATCCTTTGAACACTCCATTCTTGGCAGCCTCATAAACCTCCTTGTCAGTGACTTTGTAGCTCACCAACCAAGAGCCATTGGTTGCATCCTTGAATCTCTCTGGAGCTGTGAATCCTTTCTCATTGTCAATCACATAACTCATCACCATATAAATGCCCTCAACAACTCTTGTCTCATCATGCTCAAGATTCACATTGTTGAAATTGTTCCTTCTTGCATAATCAAAAACAATGTCCTTGATGGCCTTTGGTGTGAACACAACATAATATTCCTCATTTGTATCATCCTCTCTCCGATATATTGGAGTATCAGCTGAGATGGCAATCCCTGTGATGATCTGCTCATCATCATTGAATTGATATTTCTTTTGCTTTGAGAATGTGTCAAAAAGTTTCTCATGTGCTGGATGCACAACCAATGAATTGAATGACACTGTTGTATCTGTATCCTTGAGATCAATCATGATCTCATAAACTGGCAATTCTCTCATCATATTATATTATGTATCTTTGTTCAATGGTATTTGTGTATCCATACAAAAGGAGCCCTGATCACTTTGATATCTTGCAATCAATTGCATGGATCAAGAGAATACAGCCAGATGCAACCATTTACACCATTGGAGATGCTGTTCCTGGAGCTCTCAATATACCATGCACTCAATACAATAACATCAGAGGGATTGATGTGACAAACAGAATCTTGACTTTTGCCAGGACCATTGGAGGGGATTTCATTTATATGAATGATGACTTTTACATCTCAGAGAAATGGAGTCCTGATGTGGTATATTTCAAAGGAATCCTGGAGATCAATCCTAATCATCCAGCACATTATCAAGAGGCCGCCAGGAACACAGCTGAATTCTTGATGCACAACAAATTCCCTCTCAACAATTATGAATGCCATCAGCCTGTCAAGATGAACTCTGCCAAGTTGCTCAAGCTATTTGATCAGATCAATTGGCAAGATGGCAACCATTTTATCAAAAGCATATATCTGAATGTGTACAAATGCAATGCACAACCAGGAGATAATGTCAAGTTGCACAGGCCAGATGTGACAAAAGCATCCGAATTCCTGAGAATGTATGGATGCTTCAGCACTGGAGAGGCCTTTCTTTCAAAGGCTGGAGTTGATTTCTTAAAAAGAGGTCTTAGCCTCTTGTAATTTAACTTTATTCTGTGTCCCTGTGATATCTGATTCAAGCACAACAACCTGAGATACTGGTATGTTCTGACCTTGGCCTTGTTGAAATCCAGTGAGATCTGTTGTCTGAGCATTGGTGTTGGCTGTGAATGTTGATGCACTGGCTCCTGTCAATCCTCCTCCTGTTGCTCCAGCCCCAAGTTGAGGAGGAGATGGAGGACCAGATGCTTGATATTGTTGGTTGGCAATTGCCAATGCTTGTGTGATTCCAATCAATGATGCTGATGCAATGGCAGCAATACCAGCTGGTGATGGAGGAGGACCAAACTGAGCAATCCCTTTCACAATGGCTGATGCTGTATCAATACCAACCTGTGCTAATCTCAGAGCCTTCTCTCTGTTGAATTGTGCCTTCTTAATTTTCTCCTCTTGTTCATATGCCTTGAGCTGAACATTGTACTTTTGCTCTGCAAATTTCTGCTCAATGGCTGTTCTCTGATCAGCTGTCAATCCCTCTTGATTGAGCTGAGCCTGGAGATTAGCATCAAGATTGGCAAGATCCTCATCTCTGTTCTTTTGCAATGAATTGAGTCTTGCTTGATCAATTTCATTGACAAGATCATTCACTTGCTTGAGTCCATCCAATCCTTTCTGAGCTCCTTCAATTACACTTGTGATTCCTTTGAGCTGTTCCTCTCTTGCTTTCCTCTCTTGCTCCTTGATATATTCATTTTTCTTGTCAGTGATTTCTTTCTCCTTATCAGCAAGATCATTGGCAAGTTTTATCCTTGCAATATGGGCCTCACCTTCTGTGATGATGCCAGCTTTCAAAGCCTCCTCAACATCTTTGAGTTGTTCTTGATTACTTTCAACAGCTTGCAATCTCTCATTCTCAAATTCATCAGCAATCAAAAGATTAAATTTCTTTCTCAATTCAATCTTTTTAGCTTCTTGCTCTGCCTGTTTTGCGAGCTCCTCCGCTGCAAATTTATCTCTGATCTTTTGTTGCTCTTGCAAGAGAGCTGTCTCAGCAACAGTGACAATTGCTTTCTCTTGAGCTGTCAATTTATCCAAAGCATTTGTTCTCAGCTTGGCAAGATCATCCTCATATTTTTTACGAGAAATTTTACCATTCTCAAATTGCTTATTCAAGGCCGCTGTCTCATCTTTTATCCTCTCATCAAGGAAATCTCTCTTGAACTTTTCAAAGTTCTGTTGAGCTTGTTTCAATTCCTTCTCTTGACCATCAGCTGATACTTGTAATACCAAAGCATTATACTGGTCCTGGAGCTTGATCTGATCCTCGAATCTTGCCCTCAAGATATCAATCAATTCCTTTCTCTGTTGCTTAGCTTTATCAGCTCTTTCCTTGGCAAGTTTTGCCGCTTGTTCATTTGATTTCCTTTCCTCCTCAAGAGCCTTGTCTCTGTTTGCTTTGACATCATCCTGAGCTTGTTTCTGTATCTGTACATTCAACAAATTCAATTGATGCACAGTCTCATTCTGTTGTTTTTGTAGCTCAACATGCTTGTCATATGCTGCCTTGGTCTCATCATTTATATCTCCCCAGTCTTTTGCATACAACTTTTCATAAATTCTGTATTCATTATTTGCTGCATCTGCAAGCTCTTTTGCTTTTTTCTCCAATCCTTGTCTTTGAATCTCCAGGATCTGTGCTTGACTTTTGCCTTGCAATTCTGCTCTTGCTTGAGCCAGCTCTGATTCTCTTTCAATTCCAAGAATTGATGCATCCAATGCTGCCTGTCTTGCCTCTGCTGCTGCCTTCAATTCCTTCTCTGATGAGATCCAATCTCCTAACTTTGACAATAAAGTACCAACAACAACAACAAGAGCTCCAATTCCTGTTGCTATGATTGCCCCTTTAAGCAATTTGAAACCAATAGATGTCTGATTAACAGCTCCTCCAAACAACTTTGTCAAAGCTGTTGCTGCAATTGTTGCCGCATTATTTGCTTTCTGAAATGCTGAATTCTGTGCAATACTTTTGCCAAGTCCTTTCTCTTGCAAGTTTCTCAATTGTAGCATTAAAATTGAGTCCTTTTGCAATTTGTTAGCAATTGTCTGAACAGCATTGACCAATCCTTGTGTTGCCTGGAGCTTGACCATTGTCTCAGTCAAGGCAGAGGATTCCACACCTGTCAATGCAATGGCTGATTGAACTCCCTGGAATGCAGCTGCTCCTGTTTCAATTCCAGCAAGAGCTGTGTCCAGTTTCACTGTGTCTGATGCAAGGGCAACTGTTGCCGCTTTCAGATCACCAATGGTATCCTTGAGCTCACCAGCATTCTCAATGGCTTGTTGACCAACAGGTGATGTCTGACCAGCTTGTGCTGCCAAGGTCTGGTATTCCTTCATGAGCTTGGTCATGTCACGCATGCTCAAGCCACCAGCCTCAAGTCTCTCATTGAGCTCCTGGAGCTTGGCCTCGAATTGGTCCATACCTCCCTGTTGAGAGGCTGTTGTCTGAGTCTCTTTGAGATCTTTGTTCAAAGACTGAACAGCCTGGTCAAAGTTCTGAACATCCTGGACCGAGTTGCCTGTATCAACTCTCAGTGTGAATACTGCTTGTTTATCTGCCATTAAGCTAATTCAATTATTACTTCGTATCCCATTTGCTCATAAGCTAACTTAGCATATTTGTGAGCTGTGTCTAAGGATTGAACTTCACCTGCCATTAGTTCTTAGATTTAATCATTGTTACAAAAGCATCCCAAGTAGCTTTTTCTTCATCTGATAATTCAGAGTAAATTACTTCTACTTGATTCTCAGGAATAAATCCTGTTCCATATTGTGCTAATGCTCTTACATAAGGAGCAGTAGTTTCTTGTAATACTATTTGTTGTAAATTATCCATAGCTTATTTATATTAATATATTTCCTTGATTATCTTGAGTGTTTACTATCCCTTGAGTAATGTTTGCATTTACAGGTGTTGTAGAGCCTTCAAATGAATTATTTGAATATTTCATTGTAACAGGAGATGCTGCACTAAGGCAATTAGCAGAAGTATTTGCTACTTTTACTGCACAATTAATAACTGTTAAAACAGAATTAGCAGGAACACCATGCCCTGATGTATTATTCCAATCATTTATTATTGTGCAATTTTTTAAACTTCCATAAGTGCTTATGCTTGCAGTGTTTATAGTTGCTGCTCCAGATAATGTTCTTAAGGTAGAATTGTGTACCGTTGAAGAGTTAAACATTACAACAGCAGAGGATACTGTTGAATATGCCATACAATTATTAGCTTGAGCATTTTGTATGAATAAAGCACCAGATGCACTTGAAATTGAAGTGCAATTACTTATAATCTCACCATATCCCCATATTCCATATGCAGCGGTAGATATACCTGTACAATTATATAAAGCTGCGGCTGCAAATACAATTCCATGACTTCCTGATGAATATCCTGTAGAGTTATAAACAGGTACTGAAGCATTTATTCCATTGCCTGTATTACTTTTACCACTACAATTAGAAGCATATCCAGTATTAGATGGAACTATACCATGACCTGAACCTGTTGATTCTCCATAAGAATTTGTTATAGTTCCAATATTTGTAGTAATAGCTGTTCCTGTAGAAATGACATTACAATTATCAACATAACCTCTTGTTAAGTTTATACCTGTACATGATGTTCCTGTACAAGTAATAGTAAATCCATTTACATATCCACTAAATACACCTGTATAAGTTCCAATTCCTGTACTTGAATTACTTTCAATTTTTATAAATGTAGAATTACCAACTATCCTATTTCCTGATACGCTCAACCCTAACATAATCCCAGCTCCAGCACCTTTTCTAACTAAGGTTATGTTAGTAAAAGTCATTATTACCGCAACACCTCCATCAATAAACCCTGTTGTTGTAGTTGATGTATCTAATGTATATGTATGACCATTACCATTAATATTCACTCTATTTTTAAGAGTAATAGTAACAGCACTTGCTTCAGTTACATCTGCAAATAGTTCAATAGTCTGTCCTGCTGTTGCTGCTGCCATAGCTAAAGTAAGAGTAGCATAGTAAGTATATACTCCACTTGTATTAGCTATGCCCCAAATGCCAGATGATGATCCTGCAGTAGCCCAAGACAAAGTGCCTGTACCATTAGTTGATAGCACTTGACCGCTTGATCCATCTGCTGTTGGTAAGGTATATGTTGTATTGGCTGCCAGAGTATTATTAGCTTTTAATGCAACATAATTTGTGCCATTATCACTGTCCTCCATGAATCTCAATTCAGTTGCCTGAGTTGAGTTTCCTCCAATCACAACAGCTCCAGTTCCATTTGGCTCAATAGAAATATTGCCATTTGATGCACTTGTAATTTTATTTCCATTTACATCAAGATTGCCTCCTAATTGCGGAGATGTGTCAAGGCTTAATTCATTAAGCTCTGATCCTGTCACTTTCCTTGATACAAAAGATGATCCTGTGTCAACAGATACCTCAATAATATCTGTGCTTGCAATCTTTGATCCCTTTGCTGTTAAGTCTGATATTTTAACTCCCATGTTCTATGTCTCTTGGTTGATTATCCTCTGTTGTTCTTGGTTGATTATCCTCTGTTATTCTTTCAAAGATATTGGAAATCTGAAATATAATTCCCTTATACATTGAATAAATATACTTAAAATAAATCATAGAATCAAAGCCACTTGCCCTGATACTAATTTCACAGAGCTGAATTGATATCCTCCTCTTGGGGTAATCATTATTCCAGCTTTTATTGCAATGGCATTGCTTGCCACATATTGATCCTTAACATCAATACCATTGATCACTATTTTTGAGAATATAGTATCCTCAGCAATGAATATTGCATCACATTTCACAAAAGCCTCTTCTGTGTCATTTACTATGTATGTGCCTTGATGTGCAACAAGTTTTCCTAATGCGTTCATATCTATGCGTTTATTTCTCTTATGGTGCCATCCTCTGTGATCCTTATCTCAGAATCCTGTGTGAATCTTGTCTCAGGATCAGTATATGGATCATAAGGAGGCACAACCGTTGTTGTTTGTATTCCCTCTCCTTGTATTATGCGAATTAGTTCTATTTGTGTACTGGTGTTTTTTCCACTGTCATAATCACTAACTTTCTGCAATCTGTACACAACTCCATCAATGTTGATTAAGTTTCTGAAATCAAGAGAATTGATGTGCTCTGGTGCAAGCATAGCATATGCCCCTAATTGCTTGCCATATCTGCTCACAAGTTCCTTGATGAATCTCTCATGATACATGTACAAGTTGTTTGTTGTGTACACTGATGTGGACCAGAATACATAATCAGGCACTCCAAAATTAAAGTCAAAGGAAGGTGAATCAAGAGAATCAAGATGGCCCACATATGGATAGGATGTCTCATTGCTGTCAACACCTGTCTCATCTCTGTGTTCCCAGACTCCAGATCTCAAGCCACCAAGTTGCACAATAAAGGGCTTGCCTTTTTTCTTTTCAACTAAGCTGGTGCCATCCTCATTGAATTTCACCTGGAATGTTCTTGGCACAATCAGATCAGTGAATGATGATGGTGAATCCTCTGGTATCCTTGCCAACAACTTTTGGCTGAATGGCACCTTGAATTCTGTATCATCCACAGCAAATTGACTCTGAGATTGGACCAAGAATTGACCATATTGTTTCTGAACATCATCAGTATATCTTGTATTCCAATAATCATCATCCTCCTCAAAATTGAACTTGTAATTTTTAGAACTAAAATTGATTGTAGGTGTCACTGTGATATCTTTACTCCTATCAATCAGATGGCTCCAATCAAGAGCATCTCCAGATGAGTTGTAAAAATCAGCCAATGGCTCAATCTCCAGGAATGAAGGAGAGGCTGTTGCTGGTTTCACATACAGATTGAATGCTGTGATCAATCCCTTGAAAAACACATCACATGTCATATCTGGCAAGAATGCACTCAACTCAACTGTACCTCCAGCACTCAAGGTCTGAGTATCTCTGGTGATGTTCAGATCAGCTGTGTTGCTCACAATCTCTGTTGTGATTCCTTGCAATCCTGATGCCGCTGTATATCCATACGCATTTGTTAATGTATATGCAAGTCTAAATGTCAAAGTATCATTTATCAACAAATTTATTTGTCTTGTAAAATTGAAAGAGTATGAGATTGTGTATGGTGTTGATACAGTATCCATTGAGCCCTCATAAATTGTATCAGGATTGAATATAGTTCCAAATGATGCCCCTAATGGAATACCATTTTTTACAATAATTAATTGCAATTTATATTGTCCACTGATTCCAGCACAATTGGATGAGAATGTCAAGTCATGATCACCAGAATAGTTGATTGTGAATAAGCCCTCTGTTGCTGCAACAAACTGCATTGGAGCTGTTGTCTGAATCTGTCCAAGATTATCCTGATTGACAGATCCATCATAATCATCAGTCAAAGTGATATCATCAAATATCCAAAAATTACCATAACCATCCTTTGATGTTGTGCCCTTGATGATGGCTCCTGATCCAGCATTATTCTGCTCTGTTGTGAATGCTGAGTCATTGTTGCTCTGTGTTGAGTCAATGGTTGGCAGATCTCCTCCAGGATAGGCCATCAACAATCTCTTGAACAATTGGCTCTCAAGGAATGTACTGGACCATTTGATGCCAGCATATGCAAATGCCTTCTCAAGGA